CCTGCAGAACTTCATTGTTGAGCAAATCCCCGAAGACACCAAGTACGTACTTGCGTCTTCTGAGGGATACCTGTTCTTCAACGACGACGTAGGCTTCCGCGACCCTCCCGGCCACATCCGGATACCCCACCTAACGATGCTGTCCTACTACGACATCGAATACGAATCGGAGTAACCCAAAACCTACGCCTCCGGGCGTATGGTTTTGTCGCGGTGTTTTCTGTTCCTATAGTAGGAAACATCCACCTATAGAAAGGCACCACCATGTCCCGCAACCGACGCCCCTACACCATCGGCAGCTTCCTCCTTGACGTTCTACTCTCGTTCGTCACCGGAGGAATCTGGCTGATCTGGATCTTCGTCCGCGAGATGCGCCGCCCGAATTGCTGATGTACCTAAAGGCCTACCACCATTCGGTGCGTAGGTTTTTCTGTTCCTATAGTAGGAAACCCTACGAAAGGTTTAGAAATGACCCACCTCACCCGTATCGCCTCGTATGGCCAGACCAACCCCGTTCCGATCCCGGAGACCGCCCACCTCACCCCCGAGCAGCGTGCTGAATACACCTTCATCATGACGCTTGACGACGGTGAGAGCTACCTCATCCCGGAAGTGGACGCGCGGTCGGTCTCGTCCCTCATCGAGCACATGGGCGTCGGAGACGTCTTCCAGATCCTCAAGTAGCACCCATACTCTACCCCTCCTGGGCGTAGAGTTTTCTGTTCCTATAGTAGGAAACCCTACTATTTAGGAGACATCATGAGAGTAGCCCTGACTGTGATCGTCGATACCGACAACATGCCAGGCGCCATGCACACCGCAGAGAGCGTCAAAATCGTTGTCGAGTCGATCCTACTCACACATGTCGGCCACTACAACCCCGTCGTCATACTCAACAAGTAGAACCCCTACCCGAAGCTCATCCGAGCCTAGGGTTTTGTCATTCAAACTAAGGAGAAACCCATGGGCAACGCAGTCGAAAAGAACGGCATCACGTTCGAGCAGGTCAAGGATACTTGGCAGGTTCTGGATTACAACTACGAGATGGACTTGGGGGTGATCGTTCTGCATGAAGGCCCCGGGTGGATCTTCAAACCCGTCAGCGGAGTGTTCTTGGATGTTGGCCAGCTGAGGACTCTGTATGACTTCGTCCGGGAACTTCCGGTTCCTAGTTAAGGAAAACAAATTCACACAGGAAGAGAACCAAGATGGACGAAGCAATCAGAAAAGCGTACGTCAGGAACCGCATCATCGCTATAGAGCACGCCACGAACTTGTTTCTCGAGTGGAGAGAAGAGCTGTGGCCCAACCCCGAGAAAGACCCGATCTTGAGAGAGAACATGGCGAAGGGTCGTCGAGACTGGCGCGAGATGTATACACCCCGAAGGTACACGCCGGATCCACTGTTCGATCCGCTGCCCAAGAAAGGTTACTGGTGATGAAGGTCTTCCACGACTGCAAGATCCCCGTTATGGATCTGTCGACCCAGAACGAAATCATGCGAGTCAACCGAAGGTGGCGTTGTCCTGTATGTGGTCAATACTGGTTTATCACCTATTGGTATGGCGGATCCATGGAGGCCCAACGCATTGCGGCATCCGGACTGAAGAACTGGATCTGGCAGAAGCGTGCCGGTAGACGTCTAAGGGGGTGACACTATCGTAACACTCAAGCCTCACCAGAGGGAGATGCTCAATCAGCTTGACAATGGCAAGATCATGTGGGGCGACATGGGTGTCGGTAAGTCACTCACCGCGGTTGCATACTACCTGGAGAAGGAAGCGCCTAGAGACGTCTATGTCATCACCACGGCGAAGAAGCGCGATGACCTGGACTGGGAGGCTGAGTTCGCCAAGCTTGGTATGAATGTGGAGGAGCAGTACGAGGGCCAGGGGAAGCTGACCGTCGATTCGTGGAACAACCTGCATAAGTACAAGGAGGTACGAGATGCATTCTTCATCTTCGACGAGCAGCGGGTGGTCGGATATGGGGCCTGGTCTAAAGCGTTCATCAAGATCGCCAGGGACAACGACAATCACTGGATCCTGCTGTCAGCTACTCCGGGAGACACTTGGTTGGACTACATCCCGGTGTTCATTGCGAACGGCTTCTATCGCAACAAGGCTGACTTCGTTCGTCAGCACGTTGAGTACGAGCCTTACGTCAAGCATCCTAAGGTCCGACGTTATCATAGTGTCGGAAAGCTGGTTCGTCTGCGAAACCAGCTCCTTGTGCACATGCCTTACGAGAGGCACACGAAGCGAGAGGTCTTGGAGATCTCGGTTGGGTATGACCCGTCAACACTAGATAAGGTGGTGAAGGGTAGATGGAATGTCTACGAGAGTCGACCGATCCGGAACGTAAGCGAGATGTTCAGTGTAGCGAGGAAGGTTGTGAACTCAGACGAATCGCGCCTCGCGGTGGTGGAGAGTCTTATGAAGGAACATGCGAAGCTGATCGTCTTCTACAACTTCGACTACGAGCTGGAGATGTTGAGGGAGTTGGGGGAATCCAGTGCTGGGCCTGGGTTGACGGGGATTGGCAACCCTACACCGTCTCCGGGGTCGGAGCAGAAGTCCTGCGCGAGGTCATTCGCAATCGCGGAGTGGAACGGCCACCGACACGACCCGATACCCAAGACTGACCGGTGGGTGTACTTGGTTCAGTACACAGCTGGGTCGGAGGGGTGGAACTGTGTGGAGACTGATGTGATGGTTTTCTACTCATTGACGTACTCTTGGAGGCAGTTCTGGCAAGCTCATGGGCGAATTGACCGACTTAACACGCCGTTTGAGACGCTGAAGTACTACGTTCTGGTGAGTAGTTCCTGGTTGGATAAGGCAATTTGGAAGGCTTTGCAGACGAAGAAGTCGTTCAATGAGACAGCTTTCTTGAAGGAAAAAGCTGTGTGACCCCGAAGAAAAGTGTAAAAAAACGTAAAAAAACGTTTTGAGGATAGCTATTTTATGCTACAATGGTGAGATCCCATACGTCACAATAGTCACATTCCAAAATATTTTTCTTCGGGGTGGTTGCGTTTCCGCAGGTCAGAGGGGGGTGAAGAAAAAAAAAAAATAATTTCTATAAAGTCCACAGTGAAAAAAAGGAGTATATATAGAAAAGTTTTCAAAAATTTTTGTACTTTTGTACATCCTTCCTTCAAGAGCTTTTAGGCGAAGAAAAAGAACAAAAAGTTTCAAAAAGTTTTTTCCGGGTTTCGCGAGTCCTTCGTGCCCTATTATAGAAGGAGCGGGATGTGTCCCGTTCTTAGGTTTTTGTGAAGGGAGTGACGCATGCCTACTCTGGCGAAACTTGAGGCAGATTATCAGTCTGATCTTCGTGATCGGATTGCTGACTTGCTGCCTGGCTGCCTCATTCTCAAGAACGACGAACAACTCTGTCCGGGGATTCCGGACCTGGTTGTGTTCTGGGGACCGCATTACGCCTTTCTTGAAGTGAAACCCAAGAAACCCACGCGAGCGTCTGACTGGCGCCCGAACCAAGAGTGGTACATCGAGTCGTTGGATGAAATGTCCTTCGCCGCGTGTATCTACCCCGAGAACGAAGGGGAAGTCCTGCATGCACTTCAAAAGGCATTCGGAGCTCTCTAACCTACACGCTCGTCTGAGTCCATCCAAGTATCACTGGTTGGGCTACACCGACGATCGGATTGTTGAGAAGTTCTTCGCCGATGAGGCGGCTGCTCGCGGATCGCGTCTTCACGATTTGGCTCACAAGCTGATCAAGGAGAAGATTCGTCTGGCTCGAAGTGAGACAACGCTCAACCGCTATGTGAATGACTGCATTGGGTGGGGTTTAAAACCTGAGGTGGCTTTGTTCTATTCCAGAAACTGCTTCGGCCACGTGGATGCAATCGGGTATCAGATTCGCAAGAAGGTTCTTCGGATCTCGGATCTGAAGACTGGGGTCACCCCGACCTCCTTCAAGCAGCTGATCGCCTACGCGGCTTTGTTCTTTCTGGAATATGGCCACGAGCTTGGGATTGGTCCTTTCGACGTTGAGACGGAGTTGCGGATCTATCAGAATGATGAGGTTCGTCTCGAGATCGCCGACCCTGGCGAGATCGTGCACGCTATGGACCGAATCAAGACAGCCGACCGGATCATTGAAGAGCTCCGTGAGGAGGTGGAGTGGTGAGAGATTATCTGCGCACAGACGTCGAGGTTGACGAGGACAAGGATGGCGTTTGGTATGGGATTCTACGGAAGTCTGGTCGATACCCGTGGGGTTCTGGCGGAGATGAGGTCATTCGCAGCCGAGACTTCCTCAGCTATGTAGACGAGCTTCGTCGAAAGGGTCTGACGCCGGCTGAGATCGCTGCTGGCCTCTCGACCGAAGATCACCCATTCAACACGACTATGTTGCGTGAGGCAACAACGATTGCTCGGAACACAGCTAAGGCTGCCGACATCGCTCGCGCTGAGAGTCTGAAGGCTAAGGGCTACAAGACCACGAAGATCGCGGAGATTATGGGTCGCAATGAGTCTTCTATTCGTGCTCTTCTGAAGCCCGGTGAACTGGAGAAGCAACAGGTTCTGACTCGGATCGTGGATTTCCTTCGCGATCAAATCGAGAAGTTCGGAGCCATCGACATCGGTCGTGGAAACGAGCACAACCCGTACATCAACGTGGCCCGCAACAAGCTGGACACCGCTATTTCCATTCTGAGAAATGAGGGATATGCATTTCAGAAGGTTCAGGCGCCCCAAGCTACTGGTGCGGGTAAGACAACGATCAAAGTTCTGGCTAAGCCGGAATTCGAGGGTCCAGCCGGTTATCGTCGTCTGCGAGATGATCTGAGCCTCATTAAGCCGATCGACGGATGGACCGATGATGGTGGCGAAACCTGGAGCGTCATCAAGCCGCCTTTAGCCTTAAGCCAGAGTCGTCTAGCAATTCGGTACAAGGAAGATGGCGGCGACAAGGCCGATGGTGTGATTCTGGTTCGAGAGGGAGTTCCCGACCTTTCCCTGGGCAAGTCTCGTTATGCGCAGGTTCGAATCCAGGTCGGTAAGGGTCACTACATCAAGGGTATGGCAATGTACTCTGATGACATCCCTGATGGTGCCGACATCGTCTTCAATGTTCCGAAGAGTCGTAAGGACATCCCTAACAAACTAGATGCCCTTAAACCTCTGAAGGTCGACAAGGAAACCGGAGAAGTCGACAAGCTCAATCCGTTCGGATCTGTGGTTCGTCAGATCGGCATCAAGGACGATTCTGGAGACATCAAGAAGGTGACTTCCGTCATGAACCTGGTCAACGAGCAAGGCGACTGGAGGGAATGGCAGGATTCGCTGTCTACGCAGATGCTTTCGAAGCAGAGGTCTCCTCTGGCAAAGAGGCAGCTGGATCTGGCGTATGAGAACCGAAAAGATGCTCTGAACGAGATTCGGGCTCTGAGCAACCCTGTTGTCAGGAAGACTCTTTTGGAGAAATTCGCTGATGAGGCGGATTCTGCTTCAGTTGAGATGAAAGCCCAGGCTCTGCCTCGTCAGGGTAATCATGTGATTCTACCAATCTCTGATATGAAGCCTACGGAGATCTATGCTCCTAACTTCACTCACGGAGAGCGCGTCGTTCTGATCCGTCACCCACACGGAGGAAAGTTCGAGATTCCCGAATTGGTGGTGAACAACAACCATCGTACAGCTAAGCGGCTTCTAGGTCAGGCCCCTGACGCTGTGGGTATCAATCACATCGTTGCAGAGAAGCTTTCTGGCGCCGACTTCGACGGGGACACCGTTCTGGTGATCCCTAACAACAAAGGCGAGATTGCTACCAAGTCCGCTCTGCAGGAGCTGCAGGGATTCAACGCGAAGGAGACATACCGGAAGTACGACGGTATGCGCACCATCGATGGCGGTGTTTGGTCTGAAGCCAAGGGTGAAGTTGTGTATGGACCGAAGGGTCCATCATCCCATATGCAGAAGCAAATGGGTGACATTTCCAATCTCATCTCTGATATGACTATCAGAGGTGCGACTGATTCCGAACTTGCTCGAGCCGTTCGGCATTCAATGGTCGTCATCGATGCGCAGAAGCATGTACTCAACTACCGGCTTTCTGCTGAGCGCAACGGCATCAAGGCTCTGAAGGACAAATACCAGAAGCCCTACACCGAGAAGGGTAATGCTGCTGCATCTACTCTGATCTCTAGGGCTAAGGGTGACGTCCGGGTTCCTGACAGGCCATACCGAGGTAAGGTTGACCCTGTCACTGGTAAGAAGATCTATGGTGATCCTAAGACCTGGGTCGACAGTAATGGGAACCTGCACACTAAGACCAAGAAGTCTGTAAGGCTTAGGGAAGTAGAGGATGCACACGAACTGTCCTCTGGTACCCGAATCGAGAAGGTCTATGCCGACCACTCTAATCGGCTTAAGGCTCTGGCTAATGAGGCTCGTAAGGAGTGGTACCACACTCCGAACATGGAACGCAATCCCTCTGCAGCTAAGATCTACAAAGACCAGGTCGATAGTCTGAACGAGAAGCTCAAGGAAGCAATGAGCAATGCTCCGAAGGAACGTCAGGCCCAGATTCTTACAGACACCGCCATGAAAGCCCGCCTTGCTGCTAACCCACACATAGATGCAGCAGAGGAGAAGAAGACTAGAGCTCTTCTGATTCAAGAGATGCGAAGAAGAGTGGGGGCTAAAAGAACCCCGGTCTTCATTGAGGATGATGAGTGGCAGGCCATCCAGGCTGGAGCCATTAGTCATAGCATGCTCGAGAACATCCTCAAGAATGCTGATCTCAAGAGGGTACGTGAACTGGCTACACCTAGAGAGCGTACTGTCATGACTACTGTGAAGAAGCAGAGTGCACGCAACCTCTTGGCCATGGGACGCACACAGGCTGAGGTGGCTGAGATTCTTGGTGTATCACTCAGCACCTTGAAGGACTTTCTCACTGAAGGAGGGTAGGATAGATGGCTATGCTAACGACTGTCGACAATCCCTACAATCCTTACACACAGTGGGACGATTGGTTTGCCTTTGATGAACGGCACGGGTACCACACCAGTGGGCTACTTGCTCGGTTGATCATTGATTCAGATGAGATGACTGAGGGGGACCTGGCCTTCGCCAGAGATCAAGCAATCGACGAAATTGTTTCACGAAACGAGACGGGTCTGTATCGTAGAGTGGAACAGCCTTAGGGATGGGGCAAACTGGCATGTAGGGGGGAGGGGGGTCTCGCAAGGACCCTCCCCCCTCTGCATCGCCGCTCTCCTTGAAAAATCCCCGGCGGGAATGTTTTTGAAAAGTTTCCGCCCTCATACCCCCGGAGGTAATTGTGGAACTAGCTTTCATGCTGCTCTACCTGTTCGCTGGAGTCTGTTTCGGACTCGCGGCCGGTGGCCGATCCTTCTCGGTAGGAGCTGCAGCCCGCAAGATCGACCTACTCGCCCTCGGCCTCCTTCTCTGGGTCGTGGTCGAGTTCATCAAGGCCGTGAATCGGCTGTAGGAAAGTTACTGAAAAGAGGTCCGAAGTGCCGACAAAGACCAAGAGAGTTCGCAAGAACGTCCGGCTAGCTTACCTAAACTTGGGTGATGGCTCCGACGAGAGAAAGCTGGCCGATCTCAACGAGGCCTTCGACCTCGGCGCCGAGATCATTGGCGTTAGTGAGCACGCCGACCGAGTCGACGTCACCACTAGGTTTCTCCGAGAGCACACCGAGTTTGCTAGGTACTACGGCGACGGTCGGAACGGTGCCGCAAAGGAGTGCCTGCTCTACAAGAAGAGCATAGGCGAGGCCACACTCAAGGAGTCTATCACACTCTCTGATGTGGAGCGCGTTCCAGCGGGCGCTGGACCCGAGAGGCCCGGCCCAAAGGTCGCCAATCGAGTTCGAATTCGTGTGGCGTGGAACCGCCGGCGGCTGCAGCTGGTCGTGGGGCATCAGTACGCCACCGTCAACAACCGGCGTGAGGCCGCTCGACTGTTCATGAATTCACTCAAAGATCTCGTCCGCAACCTTCGAGGGGTGGTTATCTTCTTTGGTGACTTGAACGCGAGGCCGAGCCATCAGCTGGTCCGCGCCCTTCGAGCGCTCTTCACGGGCTCTTCTGCGCCGCAGTCTGGCAACACTCACGGCAATCGGATCATTGACTACGTTATGGTGAGAGGTGCAAGGGTCCTCAACGCTTTCACCGAGTCGATTAGCTCCGACCACAGAATGGTTGTGGTGGACATCAGACTCTAACCGAAAGGAGGGATCGCATGGTGTCGGGGCGCAAGAACTCTGGTCCTCGGGAAGAAGTTGAGCTCCCCGCGCCCGCGAGAACTCTGGAAGGTCGGGAGAACCAACTCATCAACCTCGCCTACGACGTGGTCGAGGCGCGGCTTCGGAACAACGAAGCCACTTCCCAAGAGACGACTCATTTTCTCAAGCTTGGCTCCACGGTGGCTAAGCTGGAGAAAGAGCAGTTACAGGCTCGAGTCGAACTTCTTCAGGGCCAGGTTGAGCAGCTCAAGTCGAATGCTCGGCTTGAGGCCAAGTACGACGAGGCAATCGCAGCGATGCGTTCATATTCTGGTCAGGATCCCGATCCAGACGAGGAAGACTACTATGACTAGAGGCGAGCGAATCAGAACGTATCAAACGCTCGCCTTAATTGAGACTTTCGAGGATCGGTTTCTCTATCTTCGTCTCAGCGGTCGAGTCTCCGATCCAACGTTCGGCTACGAGCGCTGGGTCAACCAAGACTTCTACAGGTCCAGAGAGTGGAAGAGTGTTCGCAATCTCGTGATCGATCGTGATCGTGGTTGTGATCTGGGCATCGATGGGTTGGAGATCCATAGCGGTCTCTATGTCCATCACATGAATCCGATGATTGTTGAAGACCTTCTTGACGAGTTCAATGACGATGTTCTCAATCCGGATTTTCTCATCACAACTTCTCACGCTACACACAACGCGATTCACTATGGTGGACAACCACCCTACCGCAGTCTAGTGGAGCGTGAGCCGAATGACACGATTCCATGGAGGAGATAGTGGGTATTCCAAGCGAGCATGTTCGCATAGCTAAGGTCGTCGGTGAGAATGACGAAGGACTCACACTATTCGTCCCGAAGAGTATGACGGAGGGGGTCTTTCATCTCACCGAAGGTGATTCGTTTCTCACACTGATCTTCGCCAAGAACGATGGCGAAGGATCACTCATGACGTGGCTTCCCTGGGAAGGAGAAGACGCATAATGGCAACAAGTCAGAACGGTTGGTCCGTTCTTTTCGATGCACCATCAGGCGTACTTCCGGGCTACGTCACAGGTCGAGTTCGCGACGGAAACGTCGAGACGGTTTTCGGCTACTTCGTCAAGAGGTTCCATCGCGAGGTCGAGGCTATTCGTGCAGATTGGTCTTGGGGTTGGGCTGTTCGAGCAGTTCGAGGCCAGACCTCTGGATACTCCAACCACGCGTCAGCGACGGCGATCGACGTCAACGCGCCGGCGCATCCGCTGGGTGTGGAGAACACCTTCTCCGATGAGGAGGAACGCAGGTGCCACAAGATCCTCGAGGACTTGGAGGGAGCTCTCCGCTGGGGAGAGAACTACTCGGGCCGCAAGGACGGTATGCACTTCGAGGTGGACGAGGACGAGGCTTTCATCAAGCGTATCGCCTACAAGATCCGACACAGCCAGCTCCCGACCCTTCAACCCGACTGGAAGCCCAAGCAGGCCAACGCAGTCCACTTCGGTCGGGTTCAGGAGCAGTTCCTCATCGCTGCCGGCCACAGTCGGGGCGAGCTCGTTCGGAACAACGGTGTGGGGCGCATCCAGCAGGCTCTCAACGAAGCCCTGCAGGGGGCTGACATCACCGTTGATGGTTATGTTGGTCGATCCACTCTCGAGGCTTGGAAGCGGTGGGAGGACAGCATCCTGGATTACCGAGGGTCGGGTCGTCCTCGGATTCCGGATTCTCACTCTGCTGAGCTTCTCGGCGAGAAGGTTGGTCTCGACTTCGTTGGGAAGTGGGACGACTAAGATTCGCAAGAATCAAAGTCCTAGGGGGAGTTTTGACCCAAACCGTCAAAATGATGGGTGTTCTGAGGAGGTGACCCATGGCTGAAAGCATTCTCGACGAGACAAAGCATGTCCTGAACATCTCAGAAGGCGATACAGCATTCGACGTCGACGTCAAGATGTACATCAACTCAGCGCTTAGCACGCTGAACCAGATCGGCATCGGGCCGACGGAAGGCTTTCGGATCACGGGTCCCACCGAGGAATGGACTGACTTCATTCCCGAAGGCCCGCGACTAGACAAGGTCAAGGAGTACATCGGACTTAAGGTTCGCTACGCCTTCGACCCGCCCGGGACCGGATACCACACCACCGCTCTGAAGGAGATGATCGCCGAGGCTGAGACCCGACTCTCCTACATGCGCGAAGACACCGACTGGGTTCCACCTGAGGATCCGGTAGAGCCGCCGCTCGAGGAAGACCCGTTTGTCTAGGAAGGGGGAGTAATGCCGGTAGTAATGGACGACACGACAGAGGCGGGTTGGAGCCCTAAGGCAGCCTCAGGCTTTGCGGCCATGGGCCGAGTTTTGGCCCATATGCGTGGAACCGGAGATTTCGACGAAGCAAAGGTGAAGCGCGACGGTAAGGGGCGATTCTCGAACACATCGTCCAAGAAGGTAGAGGCTCTTTCTGAACTCAGCGAGAAGCAGCGACAGGCGCTTCTCGACAAGTACGGCGAAGCCCTCTTCGAGTCGTCTTCTTTGGATGACTACCTGTCCAGTCTCCCTAAGGGGCAAGATCCTGAAGGGACGCGAGTTGAGCTCGAGATGGATCTTCGAACGATGGAGGCGGAGTTCACGGCTACCGCGTCTTCTTTCGGCGCCAAGTACATCGGGCCGGAGTACGACCCGGAGAAGCGCTACAAGGCTCCCACCAAGTTCGACTTTGGTCACGCAGCTCCTCTCGATCGATTCATCGCGAGCATGCAGGAAGTTGACGAAGAAGCAGATGCTCTTCAGTTCGGCATCAAGGGTATGAAGTGGGGTGTTCGCCGGTCCGAGAAGCAGCTTGAGGCAGCTCGCGCAGACGCCGACCCGGACGCGATCAAGGCTGTGGAGACGCAAACCAAGATCAACGCGGCAGGATCTCTCAACGTCGTTTCCAGCAAGGATCTTCAGCAACTGGTCAGCCGGATGGAGCTCGAGAAGAAGTACATCAAGGCCACCCTTGAGTCTTCAGCAACGACTCAGAAGGGAAGCTCTCTGCTAGGGAAGGCTATGGGTCTTCTGGGGCGAGAGTTCACCATGAAGGCCTCCGGTAAGGACGGTCCGCTGTTGCTGGGCTACAAGGCTTTGAAGGCCACTCGAGACAAGCAGGTTGGCGACGCTTTGATCAAGGCAAACCGGGCGCGAGCGGCGAAGGCCGAACAGGATCGGCTCCGCAAGACTCAACAGGAGCGAGAGCGCCAGGCCGCCTACAACAGCCCGAGCAACAAGCGCCGCCACCCGGGTCCCTACACTACTGCGGACAACCCGGCTCGACGACGCACCGAGCGCGCGGAGCGAGTCTACAACGTCACCACGCTGAACACACAGGGGAACCCGCTCTCGCTTCCCCGCGGAAGAGGCTGAAAGGAGGTCCTCGATGAGTATGTCGAACACGGCGACACCGAAGTATTACGGCATGTTTCGCGATGCTGTACTTCGTGGCGACATCCCGATCTGTCGCGAGATCGAGATGGAGATGAACCGCATTGACGCGCTCATCGAGGACTCCGACGTTTGGTATGACCCTGCACCCACCGAGGGATTCATTCGTTACTGCGAGAGCGAGCTCACGCTGACTAACGGTGAGGACCTGGTGCTTCTGCCAACCTTCAAGCTCTGGGCTGAGCAGATCTTCGGTTGGTATATCTTCGTCACTCGCTCGGTTCCCGTAAGGGACGTGGACGGCAAGGTCCACTACGCCAACAAGACGATCAAGAAGCGGCTGACGAACAAGCAGTTTCTCATTGTGGCTCGTGGTGCAGCGAAGTCTATGTACGCTTCCTGCATCCAGTCATATTTCCTCAACATCGACACCTCGACTACGCACCAGATCACGACGGCGCCGACCATGCCGCAGGCTCGAGAGGTTCTGTCTCCTCTACAGACAGCGATCACGCGATCTCGAGGTCCTCTCTTCAAGTTTCTCACCGAAGGTTCTATTCAGAACACCACCGGTCCTCGCGCTCTTCGACAGAAGTTAGTGTCGACGAAGAAGGGCATCGAGAACTTCCTGACCGGCTCCCTGCTCGAGATCCGCCCAATGTCCATCAACAAGCTCCAGGGGCTGCGTACCAAGATCAACACTGTTGACGAATGGCTGTCTGGAGATATTCGTGAAGATGTGATTGGAGCGATCGAGCAGGGAGCCTCCAGGCTCGCGGACTATCTGATCGTAGCCATTAGTTCAGAGGGAACGGTTCGAAACGGTGCAGGCGATACCATCAAGATGGAGCTGATGGAGATCCTTAAGGGCGACTACGACGCGCCCCACGTTTCGATCTGGCACTACAAGCTGGATAACGTCAAGGAAGTCGGCGACCCCGCGATGTGGGTTAAAGCCCAGCCCAACATCGGGTACACCGTTTCGTATGACGTCTATCACGATGAAGTTTTGCGGGCTGAGAAAGCTCCGTCTACTCAGAACGATATTCTCGCAAAGCGTTTTGGTTTGCCGGTGGCGGGATTCACGTACTTCTTCTCGTATGAGGAGACGAAGCCGTTCTCCCCGCGCCCGCGCGCGTACTTCGGCATGCCTTGCGCTCTCGGCGTGGACCTTTCGCAGGGTGATGACTTCTGCGCATTCACGTTCCTCTTCCCCCTTCGAAGTGGGAAGTTCGGGATCAAATGCCGAAGCTATATTACCCAGCGAACACTCGACAAGTTACCGGGAGCTCTTCGGGCTAAGTACCAAGAGTTCATCAACGAGGGTAGCCTCATCATCATGGACGGCACCACGCTGGACATCAATGAGGTCTACGACGATCTGGATAGCTTTGTGCAGACTATGGAGTACGACATTCGAGCGATGGGGTATGACCCCTACAACTCGAAGGAGTTCCTCGATCGCTACCATCAGGATTACGGTGAAGCTAGCCCGATCGTCAAGGTGATCCAGGGTGCTCGAACGGAGTCTGTTCCGCTTGGTGAAATCAAGATTCTTAGCGAGGAACGATACCTCATATTTGACGAGCTCATTATGCAGTACTGCATGGGGCACGCAATTACCGAGGAAGATTCCAACGGGAACCGAAAGCTGTCCAAGAAGCGTAACGACGAAAAGATTGACCAGGTCGCCGCTCTCATGGACGGCTACATCGCTTGGAAGGCGAACAAGGAGGAGTTCGAATGACCACGAGAGGAGGTGACCCATGGGACTCGGTTCCCAGCTGAAGCACGCGTGGAACGCGTTCCTGGATCGTGACGACGACAACTTCCGCTCAAGGGGTCGTGAGAGCTTCGCTACCTACGGTGCGGCGTATGGAGGTCGTCCGGATCGTCTCCGACTTCACGTCGGTCAGGAACGAACGATCGTCGCGTCCATCTACACGCGTATTGCGATCGACTTCGCGCAGATCATGATTCGACATGTTCGTCTTGACGAAGAGGGCCGCTACACCGCGGATGTGAAGTCCGGGCTTAACGAGTGCCTCACTCTCGACCCGAACGTCGATCAGAGTGCTCGTGCCCTGAAGCAGGATATTTGCCTGCGAATGTTCGACAAGGGAACGATCGCCATCGTCCCGGTGGACACGACCGACAGTCCGGTGAACAGCAACAGTTTCGACGTCAACTCGCTTCGTGTGGGCGAGGTCGTACAGTGGTTCCCTCGACACGTTCAGATCGATCTCTACAACGACATGACCGGTTTGCGCGAGCTCGTCACCCTACCGAAGAAGTCGGTCGCGATCGTTGAGAATCCTTTCTACCCGGTCATGAACGAGCTGAACTCGACGCTTCGGCGACTGATGCGCAAGCTCTCGCTTCTCGACTACGTCGACGAGCAGTCCGGATCCGGAAAGCTCGATCTCATCATCCAGCTCCCATATACGGTTCGGTCTGACGCGCGTCGAAAGCAGGCCAAACAGCGTCGTGACGACATGGAATCCCAGCTCATGGGCTCCAAGTATGGCGTTGCATACACAGATGGAACCGAGAAGGTCATTCAGCTCAACCGACCCGCGGAGAACAACCTCCTCGCTCAGGTTCAGAGTCTCAAGGAAGAGCTCTACAACGAGCTCGGCATCACGGCTGCCGTCATGAACGGTACCGCCGATGAAGCTGCCATGTTGAATTATATTTCCCGCACACTCGAGCCTTTGCTCGACGCTGTGTGCGAGGAGATCAAGCGGAAGTTCCTCACCAAGACCGCTCGTACTCAGGGTCAGTCGATCGAGTACTTCCGCGATCCGTTCAAGCTCGTACCCATGGCTCAGCTCGCCGAGATCGTCGACAAGCTCATCCGGGGCGAGGTCTTCTCGGCCAACGAGGTCCGTCAAGGTATTGGCGTCAAGCCGTCCAAGGACCCGAAGGCCAACGACCTCCGAAACCCGAACATGCCGGACTACGACGCCATGGCAGGAGCACCCGCTCCTGCTGCGGAGCCGGCTGGAGACGCTGGGCAGGACGTGATCCTGGAAGCCACCAAAATCCTTGACGATGCACTCAAGGAGCTGGCTGCATGACAGATCTCCAGGGGCTCGAGAACGAGCTGATGCACGCCCGGGCCTATGACCCGGTGAAGGCACATGAGTACTACTTGCGTACCCGTCATCTGAAGGGGCGTCGTCGCTCTAGCGGCCCCGCCCCTCCAGCATCACGCCCCGGCGGCCAAGGCGGCCAAGGAGGTGCCGGGGGAACTTCTAACTCCGTCTTGCGAGACTCTCGAAGTAAGCAACTCGATGAGCGAATTGAGGATCTGCAAGACAAGGTGGAGCAGCTTCGAGAGCTACTCCGACAGCGGGTTGACGCGGCAAAAAAACGTGCTGGCGTCAAAGAACCAGAGAAGAAAGAAGAGTCTTCATCCAAAGACTCAAAAGACTCGAAGTCTTCAAAGAAAGACGGTAAACCGGACAAACCGCTCACAGAGAAGCAGAAGCGCGAAAAGCGCGAAGCTTCGAAGGAGCAGTACGAGAAGGAAAACCGTACCTCGAAGGTTCAAGAGGTCAGAGCGTTGACTGAAACCATCAAGAATCTTCGTGAACAACTCGCAAAACTACCGAAACCGGCCAACAATGGGCAACCGCCTCGCGGACGCTCTGACCAAAGAGACGGCGGGAACGGCCGTTGACAACCACTGAAAGGAGCCAGTCAATGTACGAAGACGCTGATTTCAGCGGCTGGGCTACGAAGACCGGCATCGAGTGCACCGACGGTCGAACCATCGGTCCTGTGGCGTTTGCCCACATGGACGGATCGAAGGTTCCCCTCGTCTGGGGTCACAAGCACGACGGCCCGACACACGTGCTGGGCCACGCCTTCCTCGAGCAGCGTGATGAGGGCGTGTACTGCTACGGATATTTCAATGACAACGAGAAGGGGCGGGAGACCAAGCACCTTGTACAGCATGGTGACGTCGACTCCCTCTCCATCTGGGCGAACCAGCTGAAGGAGACCGTCAAGGGTCGCCTCAAGGAGGTTGTCCACGGTGTCATCCGCGAAGTTTCCGTCGTGCTGTCCGGTGCCAACGAGGGCGCGCGCATCGAGAACGTCGCGCTCGCCCACAGCTACGACGATGACATCGAGCTCGAGACCGCGATCATCTGGTCTGGGCCCGACATCGCGGAGCTCAAGCACTCCCAGGATCGACCTGCGGAGGAGCCCGTCGTCGAGCACGCTGCTGACGACGAGATCGACCCGGTGAAGGTCTATGAGACCCTTTCCGACGATCAGAAGCTGGCGGTCAATTTCCTGACCGGTGCCGCCATCGAGGAGGCGCTGACGGAGGCTGGCGTTGCACACTCGGACGACACGGGGCAGCCCGTGGACGAGTCGGGTGACGACAACCAGGAGACCGACGACACCCAGGACGACAACCCGTCCGAAACTCCCGAGGACGCCCCGTCCGAGGACAACCAGCCCGGAGGCGACAACCCCGAGGGCGAGCAGACCGACGACAACCCCGAGGGCAACCTCAGCCACCAGGAAGGTTCAGACAACATGTCCAACGTGTTCGATCGTACGCAGACCGCCACCAAGGAGCGGGAGCGCAAGCACCTCACGCACGACCAGTTCTCCACCATCATGGAGGAGGCGCAGGAGAAGGGACGGAAGATCTCGGAGGTCTTCCTCGCCCACGCCGACGAGTACGGCTTCGGCACCGACATCGACCTCCTCTTCCCCGACGCCAAGTCGGTCACCTCGCAGCCCGAGCTCATCGCTCGGCGCACCGAGTGGGTCGCCGGCATCATCGACGGCGCCACGCACCGCCCCTTCGCTCGCATCAAGTCGACTGCGGCCGACCTGACCGCTGACGAAGCCCGTGCGCGTGGTTACGTCAAGGGCAACAAGAAGAAGGACGAGATCGTCAAGCTGCTCAAGCGCGTGACGACCCCGACCACCATCTACAAGAAGCAGAAGCTCGACCGGGACGACATCGTCGACATCACCGACCTCGACGTCGTCGCCTGGCTGAAGTGGGAGATGCGCTTCATGCTCGAGGAGGAGCTCGCTCGGGCGATCCTCATCTCGGACGGGCGTGAGGTCGACGACGACGACAAGATCGACGAGGACCACATTCGTCCGATCGCGTACGACGATGACATGTACGCCCACAAGGTCACGCTGGGGTCCAACTCGACCCCGGAGATGATGATCGAGGCGATCATCCGCGCCCGGAAGAACTTCAAGGGCACGGGTCGCCCGACGTTCTACACGACCGACGACATCATCACCGACCTGCTCCTGATCAAGGACAAGATGGGTCGCTTCGTCTACGAGGACGAGGAGCACCTGGCGCGGAAGATGCGTGTCACCCGTCTCGTCCCGGTCGAGGTCATGGAGACCGTGCCGGACATCCTCGGCATCATGGTCAACATCTCCGACTACACGATCGGTGCGGACCGCGGTGGTCAGCTGTCGATGTTCGACGACTTCGACATCGACTTCAACCAGTTCAAGTACCTGATCGAGACGCGAGTCTCGGGCGCTCTGACCAAGCCGAAGTCGGCTGTCGTCATTCGCCGGACCACGGGCACCAACGTGGCCTCTCAGGCTCCGGCCTTCGTGGCGGCCACCAACAAGCTGACGATCCCGAACATCGCCGGCGTGACGTACTACGACGTCACCTCGGTGGAGGACGAGACCGCTCTGGTGGACGGCGAGGTCTACCACCTGAACGGCACCGTCGACATCGAGGCGCGTCCCGACACGGGCTACTCGTTCGCTCACAACACGGACAACGACTGGACCTACGCCGAGAACCAGGACGGCGACCAGACCAACGCGGCTGGCGACCCGGTTCTTCCGACTCCCTGATCCAAGGGGTCTGACTGATGGCAAGGTTCGCCGCAGCCATCGGTTACGACCAAGGTCAAGTCGAATCCGCACCTGGCGTGTGGACTTCCAGTATCGTCGAGAGGGAACTCAGAGGCGATATTCGGAGGGACACACGCCAGGTGCGGGACGGAGAGAACTTGAACAGCGATCTCTCTACATCACACTTGATCGAGGTGGTGGCCGACGAGTACGCGAGGGAGAACTACGCCGTCATCAAGTACGCGGTGGTGAACGGGGTGCGCTGGGTTGTCGACTCAGTCGAGGTCAAGCGCCCCCGGCTCATCCTGAGGTTGGGGAGGAGGTACAATGGCCCGACCCCGCCAGCAACTCCATGAGTTGTTTTTGTTGATGACGCCGTATGTGTACTTCCAGTCTCCGTCGCGGATGGAGTACCCCTGCATCAAGTACAAGCTGGACGATGACAGCATTCAGTACGCAGACAACCACCCATATTCGCATTTTTATGGGTACCAGGTCATGATCATCGACTGGGATCCTGACAGCGTACTGCGGGACATCATCGCGACGTTGCCCATGTGTCGATTCTCACGTCACTACGCGGACAACGATCTCAACCATTTCGTGTACGACCTCTTCTTCTAGAAAGGAAGATCCATGACTCGACTTCAGTGGCACAAGCCGGGAGAGAGCAAGTTCCAGACCGGTGTCGATCGCGGAGTCCTCTTCGTTCGCGACGCGAACGGCGATTACGGTGACGGTGTGCCGTGGAACGGACTCACGACGGTCACCGAGTCTCCTTCGGGTGCCGAGTCCAACAAGCAGTACGCCGACAACAAGGTGTACGTCAACCTCAAGTCGGCGGAGGAGTTCGCCGCAACCATCGAAGCTCTGTGGTCTCCGAAGGAGTTCGACCAGTGCGACGGCTCTGCCGAGGTTGTGCCGGGCGTCTACTTCGGGCAGCAGGCTCGGAAGACCTTCGGGTTCTCGTGGTGCTCGCTGCTCGGCAACGAGCTCGAGGGCATCGACCTCGGTCGTCGAATGCACTTCGCCTACGGCTGCGACGCAGCTCCGTCGGAGAAGGCCAACGCGACCGTCAACGAGTCTCCCGAGGCCGCCGGTCTCAGCTGGGAGATTTCGACCAATGCGGTCAACGTGGGCACCGTCGAGGGCGTTGAGTACAAGCCCGTGGCGCACGTCTACGTCGACTCCACCGAGGTTTCCGCGGCAGCGTGGACCGCGCTCGAGAACATCGTCTACGGAACTGCGGGCAGCGAGCCGCGTCTCCCGATGCCGGAGGAGATCGCCGGTGTCATTGCCGCCACGGTCACCGAGGTGAACATGGCGACCGCGGCCAACCAGCCCACCTTCGTCTCGGGCACTGGTGTGATCACCCTGCCCGCCGTGACCGGTGTGCAGTGGAAGGTCAACGGCGTCAACAAGAACTCCGGCGCTCAGCCGGCCCTGGCATCTGGCGAGAGCGCCACGGTCACGGCCAGCCCGCTGTCGGGGTACACCCTTCTGGGCGACGACGACTGGACCTTCCTCCGGCCGTAGTCAACACCCTGAAGCAAAAACTAGAGAGGGGGGCCAGAGAATGCTCAGCATTACTGTTCTGGAGGAAGAGTACACCAGGCAAACACCAGATGGTGAGACTGAATTCATCACTGTTGGTGGCTACAACTTGGAACTAGAGCATTCTCTGGTCGCCCTGTCAAAATGGGAGTCAAAGTACAAGAAGCCTTTCTTGGCTGAGGACAAGAAAACCCCCGAAGAGATCTACGACTATATCAAGTTCATGGCGGTTCACCCAGGAGTTCCTGAGTACGTGTTTCAGGCTTTGGACGAGAGTCATTTGCGCGCTATCAATGAGTACCTGAACGACACCCAGACGGCGACTTGGTTCAACGAGCCCAAGATCGCCCCAAAGACTTCCAGCGAGACAATCACCAGTGAGCTGCTTTACTACTGGATTGCCGGTTTCGGTTTTCCGATCGAGCTACAATACTGGCATTTGAATCGCTTGTTGACGGCCCTCAAGGTCGCACACATCAAGAGTCAGCCGCCCAAGAAGAAGAGTCAATCGGAAATCTACGCGGAGATGCGTAGGAAGAACGAAGAGCGTCGAAAGCGGTATGAGTCGAACTGAGAGGAAGGAGGATACTCGATGCGGATGATTTGGCACGAGGACGGAAAACGATTCTTCGAGACAGGCGTCGACCGCGGTGTCTTCTATCCTCGAGGAGCTATTGGTGTGCCTTGGGACGGTTTGATCGCCGTAAAAGAGGAGAACACCGGTGGTGAGGTCACACCCTACTACTTCGATGGCGTGAAGTACCACGACTTTGTTGCCGGCGAGGACTTCCAGGCGACTGTCGACGCTTTTGCTGCGCCGGCTGAGTTCGCGGCCTACGATGGAATGAAGGCGATCGTACCCGGGTTGTATGCGACCAACCAACGTCGCCGGACGTTCGATTTCAGCTATCGAACGCTCATTGGAAACGATTTGGACTACGAGAATCACGCCTACTACCTACACCTGGTGTACAACGTGACTGCAGTCTCCTCCACCAAGGAACACTCTTCTATCGCGAAAGCGCCGAGTCCGGCCGCTCGCTCGTGGACGTTTCACACCGTTCCCGTCATCACCTACGGCAACAAGCCGACAGCCCATCTCATCATCGATTCTCGAGAGATGGATCCGTTCCTTCTGGCTGATCTAGAGAATCGTCTCTACGGGTCGGCCACGTTCGACCCCCATCTGCCCGCGCAGGGTGATGTGGCAAACCTGCTCTCGAACATGATCACAGAGCCCATCACCGAACCGATCTAGGAGGTCTTCGTGGTACTCGACAACGTAAGTCAGGGAGATCCCCATGTTTCTGCACACAACGCAGAACGGGCGGTCATCAATGAGCTCGACACAAACGCCATTCGTAAGACCCTGGTCAACGCCAAGGGTGATGTGTTGGTGGCTTCGGCCAACGATACCGTAACGCGTCTCCCTGTAGGCGCGACCGAGGGCTCGATTCTGGTGGTGGACTCCACCACAGCCACCGGCCTGCGTTGGGCAACCTCTACCGATGTTCAGGTGGCGGAGCTCAACACCAACGCCATTCGTAAGACCCTGGTCAACGCCAAGGGCGATCTTCTTGTTGGCACGGCCGACGATACAGTTGGGCGACTCGCGCCTTCGGCAAGCAACGGAGCGCTCTTGCTGACCGATTCCGCCCAATCGTCAGGTCTCCGCTGGTCTGACCGCCTGTTTCTCACCGGGAGCGGTTTTCCCGAGGGTGTCGTAACAGCGCCGATGGGTAGCCGCTACACCGACACAAGCGCCACGAATGGTGCTGTGGATTGGCTTAAGGCCTCGGGGTCGGGCAACACGGGCTGGGAGGTTCTCTTCGGCGACACTGGGTGGCGGGATATTTCAAGTCTCCAGGTCAACGGTTGGACCTCGTCTCAGATTCGTGTTCGTCGCAATGGGGAGAACATCTACTTCTGGTTCCTCACTCTCAACCCCGCCGCGGCTACGGCAGATACTGTCCTTACGCTTCCGGACGGCTTCAAGCCGTCATTCGTTCAGCGTTTCCCCATCTTGAAGTCCACGGTCAGCCGACAGCTCAATGTGGACAGCGCTGGTGGGGTGCGGGTTCTATTGTACGCGACTGGCGACGGTACCTACGACGCGTGTTCCGCCGCTTGGCTTGCGGGAACCGCAGCGGGCCCCGGAAACTGGCCCTCTGCGCTACCTGGGGTTGCTGTCTAGTCCTAAAGGAGTTGTGTAATGACGGTTACTATTCGTTGGCGACCGATCATTACCGTCCCTGCGGTTTCGCCCAACTGGTCCGCTACATGGGATAGCGGTGCACCGAGTACGTATCGCCGTTTGTTGTCGTCGGATTCGGGAGCCGAGCGATATTTGGCTACCACATTTGCTGGTGCCGATGTAGAGGATGCCGATACCCCACACGAACAGTACATGCAGCAGTTTGTTGCGGTATCTGGGCTACCCGAGGGCGTTCTTCGTGGGTTCTTTAGATCCGTTTGGCCAGCCGACGTGTTTAACACCAACGTTGGCGTCGACCGACACTTGAGAGTCATAGCCCGGGTCTTCGACGCGACAGGGACTGTCTCTCGGGGGGTTGTCTTCGACGGGGTTAGCTCTCTCGTGGACACAACTAGCGATGTCTATCGCCAAGTTGGAGGCGACCTAACCGGGAACGTCGTCGTCCAAGCTGGCGATATTTTGGTGGTGGAAGTTGGCGGCTACATCGGCTTCTACACCCACAACAACAATCACGCTCTTCGCATCGAAGGATACAACGCTTCCGCTGCTTATGCGGACTTTCCATATGCGGATGGCGTTGTTACCGAAGAGCGTTCCGCGTGGGTAGAGATCGAGACGCTCCCGCCGCCTGAGCCGCTCATCTGGGGCGAAAGCGGTATTAGCTATGAGGTCGGTGTCGACCAAGGCGTTCTATATCCGCCAGACAGCGAAGGTGTCCCTTGGGACGGCTTGACTACAGTTACCGAGCAAACCGAAGTCGAGTTGAATCCGCTCTACTATGACGGAGTCAAGTATGCCGATGGCCAATCGCTAGGTGACTACGCGGCTACAATCCGAGCGTTCTCGTATCCACCTGAACTAGAAGATCTCTATCGGTTTGGTATTTCCTACCGGACCGGTGAAGGACGTTATATTCATCTAGTCTATAACGTTACCGCTAGGCCAACCACGAAGGTTTACCAAACCGTTTCGTCCAAGATAGAGATCGGTGATTTCGAGTGGTCTTTGACAGCTGTGCCGGTGTTGCTTAACGCTTTCCGGGCGACTGGACATTTTATCATCGACACAGAAACGCTAACGCAGACGCAGCTCGCTCATCTGGAAAACACACTCTATGGATCCGCGACGACAGAGCCATATTTGCCCTCTGTTGATGAGCTCGCCATAATCGTTCAGGTTGAAGGCGAATGGAGCTTCACCCACAACGGAAACGGCGTCTGGACCGCGACAGGATCCGATGAGTTGTACACAAATCTCGGAAGCGGGCGCCACGAGCTCCGCGAGGTTGACGCTGTGCTCCTGGGCTCTGGTCGATACTCGATTCCGGTTTAACAGAAAGGCTTGACGTGGCTAATCTTGAACTCTACGACGCAGACAAGATCGATGAGCTGATCTCGGGCGTCAAGCCTATCCCGTATCTGGCCGGAGTCCCCATGTACATCTACGGGGACTCCTACACCCAGTTCTTCCCGCCCTCGGGGACCCCCGGAGAACTGCTAGCTCGGGCACACAACATGACACCGGCTGTGAACCGTGGTGTCTCGGGCACCCGGACCAAGCAGTTCTTTGAGCGCATCGAGCAGACGTGGGTCCCAAACACCTCCGGCTTGGTTTTGATCGGGTGTTGCCTCAACAACGTGAACGAGTACCCCGCCAACGCGCAGGGATACCGGACCGGGGCTGAGTCGTTCCGAGCATGTCTCGCATATTTATCGGATCGCAACGTGTCATTGCTCTCCAATGGCGGAAACGTAGTGATCGGAAGCGGGTCTTTCGATGTAAACGGGTTCTGGAGCGGTACAACCGGCAACCACTTCGACGTCGCGTGGGACAGCAATCAACTCGACGTGTTCTGCTCCTTCGTCACCGGTGGCGGTGGCGTTCTTGAGTTCCGCAACGAGAGCAATCAACTTCTCGCTTCTGTAGACACTGGCGGTTTCTACGAGGACATTGTGGGTGTCATTACAATTCCCTCGCAAGGAGCTGGGGCGCACAGCGTTCGAGCTACGGTGGTCTCGGGGACAGTCGTTGTGCGGAAACTTGGAGCGCGCGCAGCAACTCCTCCGAAGATCGTCTGGGACAAGCCTGGGTTTGTGGACCATCCTACGTTTCCTGACGTGGAGGTTGAGGAGTCGTGGACATACATGATTCCTGTCGCTGAGTCGTTCCCAAACGTGATCATCAGCGACAGCAATGTTGCTGGGTGGAATCGCGACACCATGATCTCGAGCGATGAGGCGCACCGAAACAGTCGAGGAAACTGGTTTTCCTACGGGATCTTGGAGGACACCCTTCGACAAGAACTAACGGACTTCGTCCAAGGGCTGAACTCGGTGACGACGTACACGGCAGACCTCCCTTACATCGGCCCACCAGTGGACTACCAGAAGGTGGGGGCAACCGTTCCGGCGGCGCCAACGGTCCAGGCTGTGACCGCCAACCAGGTTAAGATCAGCTGGGGGCGCCCAACCGATGGCGGTGCCACCATCAAGGGGTACTTCATTCAGAGGTCCCCGGCGGGGGCAAACACCTGGACCGATGTGGCGACAATCAACACCGCCGCTCAGTTCACCTACACCCTCGCCACTGGTCTAACCCAGGGATCCAGCTACGACTTCCGTGTTCGCGCCTTCAACGATGTGGGCAACAGCGCCTTTGGAACCGCCACAGCGACGGCCGGAGCGGCTGCAACCTTCTACGCCGAGGACCACTTCACCAGGGCGAACGACCCCCTCAGCATGGGGACCGCCCCGACCGGAGGGGTTTGGAGCTACGGCAACGGAGTCTTCGGCATCAGGGACAACAAAGCTGTCGCCGTACCAGGAAAGGACGTTGTTGGAAGATACAACATCGCCACTTTGAATACCGGTCAAAATGGGGGGCTGATCGAGGCAACTCTGACCAAATTGGACAGCGTTTCGGGTGGGCTCATTCTATGCGCCAGCACCGCTGCAGCTCCGGTTGCCGGTATTTGCCTACTCACGTATCAGGACAAGTATCGGTTCTTCGCAATGAATGGCGCCGACGCTGGTGTGGTCCTCGCGGACTACGCCGACGTCCCCAAAGTAGGCGATCGTATCGGCATCTACCACTCCGGGTTGAACTACTACGCGGTGATCAACGGCAGCGTGAAGCCCGCTTTCGTTGGAATCGTAGATTACACCTACACTCGCCACGGCCTTATGACCTGGGGCGATGGTGAGTTCGACGATTTCACACATACAAACCTCGACCCGAGAGTCTGATTCCAGAAAGGGAGTCTGATGACGCTAGGATGGTCTTCGAAAGGCTCCTTTAAGGGACTGGAGAACTCACTTAAGAACATGCAGAAGCTTTCGGCGCTGGATGCGCTGGAACACTACGGCCAGGCGGGGGTCAACGCTCTCGCTGCGGCGACGCCGTATGACGAAGGGCTTACGGCCTCCGCCTGGTCCTACGAGGTCAAGCGTGATGGTACGTCTTGGTCGATCATCTGGAGTAACAGCAACATGGCCGGTCCTACTCCGGTTGCGATTCTACTCCAGATGGGTCACGGTACCGGAACCGGTGGCTGGGTAGAGGGGCGTGATTTCATCAATCCCGCTTTGAGACCAATCTTGGATCGTATGGCTGACGAGGGATGGAAGGCGGTGGTTAGAGTATGAGTTCCAGCGTTGAGAGTCGTATCGTCTCGATGAAGTTCGACAATAGGGACTTCGAGCGAGGAGTAAGCACCACCCTGAGGTCCCTCGGGACGCTCAGCAGGGCCCTCGACGCCGGATTCACCTCCAAGGCGGCGGGCGGGTTGAGTCGGATCGGAAGCGCTATCAAGGGCTTCTCCTTCGGAAGCATGGGCTCGGCAGTCGACGGGATCTCGGGCAAGTTTATTGCACTCAGCACCGTCGCAGTCACGGCGCTTTCTCGTATCACCAACGCCGCCATCTCGGCGGGTATCGACTTCGCCAAGCAGTTCACTGGTCTCCGGGCAGCCCAGCAGGGCTTCGAAGAGTACGAGACCAAGCTGGGCTCGATTCAAACGATTCTGGCCAACACCGATCGAGACCTCAACAACCAGAAGGACCTCAACGAGGTTACGCAAGCTCTCGATCAGCTGAACCGATATTCAGACCAGACCATCTACAACTTCGGTGAGATGGCTCGGAACATCGGTACGTTCACCGCGGCTGGTGTGGATCTGGAGACTTCGGTCAACTCGATCAAGGGTATCGCGAACATCGCAGCCCTGTCGGGCTCGAACGCGCAGCAGGCTTCGACGGCAATGTACCAGCTGTCGCAGGCTATTGCAGCCGGACGAGTTGGACTACAGGACTGGAACTCGGTGGTCAACGCCGGTATGGGCGGTAAGGTCTTCCAGGAGGCCCTGACTCGTACTGCGGTTGCCATGGGTGAGATCGACGAAAGTGCGGTCAAGCTCAACCGGGAGACTGGCCAGATGACCATCAACGGCTCATCTTTCCGCGAGTCCATCTCCGCTATCGGCGAAGAGAAGTGGCTTACTGGAAACGTGCTGACGAACACTCTGGCGCAGTTCTCCGGCGACCTCACGGACGCCCAGCTTCGTACGCAGGGATTCACCAACGCTCAGATCAAGGATATTCGCAAGCTTGCGGACACCGCGGTCGATGCGGCAACGAAGGTCAAGACGATCACTCAGCTCGTAGGCACGATCCAGGAGGCTCTAGCCTCGGGGTGGGCCAAGACTTGGGAAATTGTCATTGGTGACTTCGGTGAAGCCAAGCGACTGTTCACGTCGATCAACGATGTGGTTGGCGGTTTCATTCAGCGGCAGTCGGAAGCGCGAAACAAGGTCCTCGAGGACTGGAAGGAAGCTGGAGGTCGAACCGATCTCCTAGCTGGTCTGGAGAATCTTTTCCGAGTCTTCCTCAAGATCGCACGTCCGATCCGGAACGCCTTCAGGGATATTTTCCCGCCGGCTACCGGAGAGCAACTGGCCAAGATCACGGAAGGATTCCGTAAGTTCACCGAGGGTCTGCTCTTCGGACAGAAGCATTCGAAGAACATCAAGGAGATCTTCCGCGGGATATTTACGATCTTTCGCGTAGGCTTCGGTATCCTCGGTGGAATCATCAAGTACGTGGCCGAGTTCTTTGGGATCATCGTTACTGGTGGTGGCGGAGATGCTCTTGGTGCGCTTCTGGGCCTGGTGTCCGAGTTTGCCAACATTGTCACGTGGCTCGGCAAGTGGCTGGAAGAGGGAGACAAGCTCAAGAATTTCTTCGACACCATCATCGAAGCCCGCAATGCGGTGCTCGAGCCTCTGGTCGGCACGATCGGTGCTGTTGTGGAGGCGCTGGTAGCCCTTGCCCGCGGAGATGTGTCGGGATTCTTCGACAAGCTGGCTGACGCTGGAAACGAGATCACCCAGGTTTTCCAGGTTGTCGTCGAGCGACTTCAGGCCATCGGCGGAGGTATTGGGGACTTCTTCAGCTCCCTTGGTGCTGGTGGCGCTGGTGCGTTTGCGTCCACCGTGGAGTTCATTACGAACGCGATTGACACGCTTCGTGAGAAGCTCAACTTCGGTGGCGGCGATGGACTCTCTCTCGACACGAGCGGCGTCGACAAGGTGGGTAAGGAAGTTGAGAAGCTTTCTTGGATCGCCACGGTTGCCGGTGCGATTTGGGACGGCCTGACCGCGACGCTCTCGGGGGTTGCGAGTCTGTTCGACCGGTTCGGTGGGCGGATGGGCCAGTTCTTCACTATCATGGGCGACAAGATTCTCACCTTCATCGAGACCATGTCGATGGACGACTTGGTTGCGATCGTCAACACCGGTGTCTTCGTGATGCTTTACCGGGCGGTTACGAAGCTCGCAAACACCACCGGCGGGATCCTCGGTTTCGGTGAATCGGCCACCCAGGCCTTCGACCAGGTGACCGGAACCCTGAAGACCATGCAGAACACTCTCCGGGCTCAAATGCTGATCACCATCGCAGGTGCCGTGGCTCTTCTGGCAGCGGCTCTCATCGGGGTCTCTCTGATTCCGAAGGAGAAGCTGGCGGGAGCGCTTGGAGCCATCTCGGCTCTACTCGGCCAGGTCATGCTTCTTATGGTCGGTATGGGTAAGTTGACCTTCGGTACCGGAGTGTTGGCGATTGGTCCGGCGATGATTGGTATCGCTACGGCGATGCTTATCATGGCGGGTGCTCTTCGAGCCATGGAGGGCGTCAAGTGGTCTGCCATGGGTAAGATGGCTGTCGTACTCGGTCTCATGACGGTGGCTCTGATGGGACTCGGAAACATGTTCCACCTGTTCGCTGCTGGGGCGGCCATGGCTGCTCTTGCGGTGGGTATGACCGTTATGGCTGCGGCTCTGGTTGTTATGGAGCACGTCAAGTGGCAGTCGATCGGGAAGATGGCCGTTATTCTCACGGCTATTGGACTCGCGCTGGCGGGTCTCGGGTTGGTCGGTCCTGCAGTACTAGCGGGCGCTGCTGCAATCCTCATCATGGGCCCGGCACTCGGAATTCTCGCGGTGTCTCTGCTCCTGCTGGGGACGGTCGACTGGAGCGCGATCGGCAAACTGGCGGTGGTTCTTCTCACCGTTGCAGTGTCTCTTACCGCGATGGTTGCGGCGCTGCCGGGAGCGTTTGCTCTTATGACGCTATCTGTCGCTCTGACGCTACTGATGCCTGTATTGGCCTCGCTGGGAGCTATGGACTTCGGCACGTTCGCGAAGTCTATCGGATTCCTGATCGTAACTCTGGTGGCCCTGGGGGCGGTTGGAGCTGTGTTCGGAGTTCTATCGCCGTTGATTGCCGCGTTCGGCGCTGCGCTGACGATTGTCGGTGTCGCGTTGGTGTTGGTCGGCACAGGAACGTTCGCGTTCGCTGCTGGTCTGGCCATCTTGGCGGCATCGGGAACAGCAGCTTTCGCGGTTCTTGCTGCTGGGATCACAACATTCCTGGTACTTCTCCCGCAGTGGATCGTGCAGTTCGGGCAGACTATTCGGGCCATCATCACGCTCATCCGTGACCACGGTCCGCCGTTCGTCAGGGCTATGACAGCAGTCATTCGACAGTTGATTCGTTCTGTGGGTGACATGGCACCGGACCTGGGGAGAACTACAGAGAGGCTGATCGAAGCCGGTTTGCGAGTCATTCGGAACACTTCGGATGACTTCATCAGGACGGGGATCCAGCTGATCGAAGATCTTTTGGAGGGTCTGGGGAAGAACGCAAAGGATCTCGCAGACAAGGGTGCCGACGCGGTCATCAAGTTCCTCGAAGGCATTCAAGACAACGACGATAAGGTAGCTCGAGAGGGTGTTCAGACGGTTCGAAGTCTTGTCCGAGCGATCGGTGGAGCAATCACGGATCAGATCGGAAACCTGTTCGGGGATGCTCTTGCGCTGGGCAGGGCGATCATCAACGGCATCATCGCTGGTATCGCATCCCTCCTCGGAAGCCTGCTCAACGCGGCGGTCAACGCCGTTCAGAACGCCTATGAGGGGGCCCGGAACTGGCTGCAGTCCCGATCCCCGTCCAGGCGCTTCATGACCGGTGTCGGTATGCCGATCGGTCAAGGTATGGCCCTGGGTATCAGCAAAACCTCAGGACTCGTCACAAAGGAGGCCGTTTCTCTCGGGCAGAACGCAATGGGTGCCCTGAGTGACACTATGAGCAATCTTAGTGCGGCTTTGGAAAGCGACCTGGAGTACGATCCGATGATTACCCCGGTGCTCGACCTGTCTCAGGTCCAGTCCGAGGCGTCTAGGATTGCTGGATTGCTGACCCCATCGTCGATTGATCCTGGGGTTTCGCTCGCCGAGGCAAGGGCTCTGTCCGATCAACTGATTGGGCTAAACAGTCAAAATGGGGGTGATTCTGGGGCGGAAATTGTCAAGGAGATCACCTTCAACCAGACCCTCAACTCCCCCAAGGCAATTAACGCGGGGGAGCACTACCGGCAGACGAGAAATCTACTGTCGCTCAAAGCAAAGGAGTTGAACCTGACATGAAGTTCACAAAGATCAGGCTCAAAGGGCCTACGAACGTAGACCTTCCTTTGCTGGGCGAGCCGGTGGAGGGCAAGTTCCTCCTGAAGGGCGCTGACGGCCTCGACCCTGTGGGGGTGGACATTCTCTCAAACGGAGAGCGTCGCCCCCAGGTTCGGGAGCCGGTCTTCCTGATCGGACTCCAGCCAGCGTGGGAGTCCGGTCAGACTTCGGAGCAGCTCCGAACGGAACTGTACGGCCTTCTCACCCCTCGGCATAGGTCTATGATCCGCATCGAGATCATGGACGGCAACACCGTCAAGGCCTATGCCGAGGGGCAGGTCAAGCAGATGGAGGCGGGGATCTTCTCGAAGGACCCTGAGGTGCAGGTCACTTTCCAGTGTCTAGGACCCACAAAGTCCCACCTTCTCGCGCCCACCCAGATTCACGTGACGCCTGATCCTCCGGCGACTCCCGGGGATTTCTTCACAATCAACAACGTCGGCGATGCACCAAGCGGATTCAAGATTTCAATGCAGTTCACATCCGCAGTAGCCTACGACTCGGTTACCGACGTGGGTGGGGTTCTCATCACCGATAGCCAACTCGCTGGGGTACTTACCTCAACGAATCAGGATGACGGTGAATGGATGCGGGTGAAGCGTGCGTTCACCGTTGGCGAGCGTCTCATCATAGACACGCGAAAGGGGCAGCGAAACGTCTGGTCCGTTCCTGCCGGAAGCTCCGCACAGACGAGTCGCCTGAATGATCTCGACAAGGACTCCGTGTGGATGAACCTACACTCAGGCATCAACGATATTTACAGCGATCGTGCCTTCGTCTGGTATGAGAACGGGTTCAGCTACACGCCGGCGTATTGGGGGATCTGATGGACATCGTTCGTCTAGGCCCCTACAACAACACCAGTCCGACATATTTGCCGGATCGGATGATCGAGAACTACACTTCGATGGTCTGGACCGAAAGGTTTCTCGATCCGGGTGAGTTCATCATGCGAACCCCGTACATCGACGAAATGATGGCGATTCTTCCTGAGCTGACGCTCATCTCACATCGTCACACCACAGAAGTGATGATGGTGGAGTCGCATCTTATCGTTGAGGATGACAACGGGAACGAAGAGCTCACGATCTCTGGGCGTTCGGTCGACGCCATATTTGAAAGTCGCTTTCTCGAGGGTAAGTATCAGAAGCGTCGCCAGATGGCTAAGGAGTACGCTCCCCCGTCGGCCGCTGGTGTTCTCATGTGGAACGCGATCGATAACCGGACAGACCCTCCCGTGGACGTTACTCGTGCCAGGAAGGATGCCGATCCGGACGGGGATGTGTATGTCGCGGGCGATCCGTGGCCTTGGAACAGCAAGGACGCTCTCCCCAACGTAGCGATCTCGGACAGTTCGTCGGGTTTTACCAACGCCGATAAGCGTCGGTGGTGGCTGTTCGAGGGACCGCTATATCCTCAGCTGATCAAGATCCTCAACCGAGGAAACGTGGGCATTCGGACCATCCGTCCACCCAGCCTTATCACCACTTCGGATGATCGTCTGAGTGTAAGCTCCGCTGCGAATGCAAATTTCGGCGAGGTTGTTCGCGTAACCCAGGGGTCGTATTCGGAGCTTCGCTTCGACATCTACCAAGGGAAGGATCGCTCGCACGCACAAAGTGTGAACGACAAGGTGATTTTCAACATCCTCCGGGACCACTTTGACAAGCCGCAGCACTTGTTCTCTGTGAAGGATTGGAAGACCGTGGCCGAGGTCATGTCGTCTCTCAACTCTCGCAAGGATATTTACCGTGCTGGGCAGTCGGGACTCACTGGGTGGGAACGTCGTGTGTTGGCATTTGACGCCGGATCTCCAGATATTCCGGACAAACCGGATTATCCCGGACGGAATGCCTCAGACGCCGAGCAAGAGAAGTATGAGCGAAAGCTTGCTCGGTGGCAGAACGAGAGAGACGACATTGTCGCCAAATTCAAAGCGGACTACGAGGAGGATGCTCTTCGCGAGTTGAATCGCTTCCAGAAGGACTCTCTCTTTTCGGGGGATATTTCAGAAGAAGGCCATGCGCTCTACAAGTACAAGAGGGATTATAACCTTGGGGATAAGGTTACCCTTCGAGGGCGTCGGGGGCTGCAGGAAGTCGCAGTCGTATCCGGCTACGTGCGTACGGAGGACGCAGAAGGCGATCGTGGGTTCCCGGAACTCACCATAGTCTGAGACCCGGAAAGGAGTTTCATGAAGGAGTGGCATTTCAATGTCCTCTTCTGTGTTGGTGTTGGGGGCGCCGTCCTGCTTCTACTTGGGCCGGAAATTGGACTTCAGGTGGGGAGTAACCCGCTGGCAGTATCGGGAGTCGCCGCGATCCTGAGTTATGTGCTTACGCAGAAGAAGTACATTGTCAAAAAGGAAGACCTCCCAGCCCGGCACCGGAAGAAGGTGGAAGATGACGGATCTCATTGATCGCGGTCTGTTCCTCGTCATCGGTCTGGGTCTCGGGTTCATTCTCGGACGCATGACGCGATCCCAACTGAGGATCGAGAAGGGACTTAGCCACGTGGAACAACTCGTGGAGAAAGACCGAAACGAAAACGGGTTCATGGAGATTCGGTACGTCAAGGACGTGCTCTATATCCTTGTTCTCATCATCACTCTCATGGGGGTTGTGCGAGCCGAGTCCGCTCTGGATGCGGCACGAGATCGCGCCGAGGCGGACGAGCAGGCTCGCTGCGAGGCTGGCGTTGCAAACCGCGATGCACTACGCGGAATCGTCGAAGCTGTATACACCCTTGCAACCGGAAGCGTTGAGCGGAGAAAGAACGACCCGCCACTCACAGACGAGGAAGTCGTTCGCTACAACGCCTACATCGATCGGGTCAATTTGTTCCGAAAGGAGACGTACGACCTGATCCGGCCCAGTGAGGTATGCGCGCCATACGTGGAGGACGACGACGTCGATCCACCAACACCGCCATTCCCACACGTCACAAACTGAAGGAGAACAAAATGGGCGAAAATTCCCCGGAGGAGTATGTACCGGAACACCGGGCCGATATGCCTGAGAGTCGCGGGATGCTCAGCAACGTCACGTACGACCGCCTGAAGTGGTTCGCGCTTGTCGCGGTGCCGGCTCTCAGCATGCTTTACTTCGGTATCGGTGAAATCTGGGGTCTTCCCCATATCAAGGAGGTTGTCGGCACCATCTCGGCCGTCGGCACCTTCCTGGGTGTTCTCCTGGGTCTCTCGAGTGCCAAGCATCAGAGCGATCCGAGTCGGTTCGCTGGCCAGGTGGTGTATCAGGACAAGGGCGGCAAGGAGCCCGACGTGAACCTGGTCCTAGCCAAGAGTCCACAGGAGTTCCAGGGCCGCAAGGAAGTCACCTTCAAGGTCGTCGACGAGACTCGTTAATCGCGAGACTTTCCTGCTCTATAGTAGGAAACCAAGAAGGGAGACTGAATGTTCAGCAAGAAGCCCAAGGACAAGCAGCCGATCGACCACGCGATCGACGCCACGTTCAACGCCTACGACCCCGAATCCGACGATGCCCTCAAACAGTTCAAGCTGTTGAAGGGGCTGCACGCCATCAAGGCTCAGACCGAGCCGAAGCGGCCCAGCCCCGACACCATGCTGCTGGTTGCCGGGCAACTCGTCGGCGTCGCGATGATCGTCGGCTACGAGCGTTCGCACGTCATCACGTCGAAGGCGCTGCAGTTCATCAAGCAAGCCCGCTGACACCACCCCTGCGGAACCCACCGAGAAGGGGCCTCCAGCGTATGCTGGGGGTCTCTTCTTGGCCTCTTAATTTTTGACTTTTCGCACAATTTTCTAAGCCTATATTGAGAAGGAAGCTCTAATCGCGAGGTTAGACGCCACTACCACGAATGGTGTTCGTGGATGATGGACCCTACCCTTCTCCTCCCCCTAACTTTTTCTCGCGTGCTTTTCCAACCCTATAGTAGGAAACCAACCGAAAGGAAACCGTCATGCAGAAGCCTGACTACGAGCGTTTCAAGACCAACCTCAAGCGCCAGGTCGAGGAGAACCCTGTTCTCTCCATCGGCGTCTTCGCAGCAGCAGCCACCGCCGTGGCCAAGCTCGTGGAGGCGTCCACGGAGAGGCAGCGTGCCAAGACCTGGGATCGCGAGGTTCGTCGACGCGAGTACCAGACCGACATCGACAAGCGCCGCCGGTAGTTCCAAGGCCTGCCCCTTCGGGGGTTAGGTCTTTGTCGCATCATATTCTGGGGCTATGGTAGGAAACCCCAGAAAGGATTAGACATGGATGCTCTGGAAAGAATGGCTTGGGACCTCGAAGACGCTCAAAACAAGCGGTTCAAGAAGGCAAGAAACAAAGCCGCCTTCTTTGACACCGAAGAACAAGAAATCTTCGACACCATCAAGCTCTTCCGCAAGTACAGCAGAACCTACCATCCCGATAACGAAAGGTGATCCAGCGCATACCCCCTCGTGGGGTATGCGTTTGTCGCGGCATATTCCGGTCCTATAATAGGAACCCCTCAAACGAAAGGACCACTATGCACCCTTGGATGAAGTTTACGCTCATTCTGATCGCCACTCCAGTATGGCTACCGATACTCGCCTGTTTCGGTCTACTGATGGTGACCGGACTCAGCTCACTTCTCATGGCAGTCGTATAAAGGCCCGCTACAGGGTCCCGAAGCCCGAACTCTCTACGGAGGGTAAGGGTTTGTCGCAGAGATTTCGGGCCCTATATTAGGAAACCCCCCTGAACCAAGGAGATTCAAAATGGCCCGAAACACCACGTTTCTCGGCTCCGTGTACCGCCTCACACGACGCGTGATCATCACTCTCATCCTGATGACCGCCATCGTTGCCGGCCTGCTCGGCGCCCTGATCGCCATCATCGCCAACAACTGACCCAACTTCAGCATTTCCACCATACGTCCCTCGCGGTCGTATGGTTTTGTCGCACGATTTTCGAGGCCTCTAGTAGGAAACCCACCCAATCGGCTAAGGAGCCAATTATGTTCCGACGCGAAAAGCACGTCTTCACCTGCCCCGACGTCATCTACCTGCGCGAGCGGGCCAAGCGAAACCAGCGAATCTCCATCGGAGTGAACCTGGCCTTCATGGCCGCCCTCTACGTCGCCGGTAAGGTGGCTGAGTCGAGGTGGGAGAAGGAGTCCCTCACCGAAGACAGCACCATGCCCTACCCCAACCGAACCGCCGAGTAGGTTCCCACTACAGCCTAGCCTCCGTGCCCCGCACAGGGTCTAGGTTTCTGTCTCATGGACTTCCGATACGAAAGCGCAACCGCAACCGTTCGACCACTATATCCTCACGCGGGACTCTTACTCCACGTTAGGTCGAACTTCAAAGGCCAAGGCCACGCCACAGAGATGATGCGCATCATCTGCCGATGGGCGGACGAGAAGCAGATGCTTCTATATTTGGAAGCTCGGGTGTTCGAGAGAGGCGGTATCCCCGACAACAAGACCCTTCAGGAATGGTATGAGAGATTCGGCTTTGTTCGCGAACGAGGGCTCAAGCGGCAAATACGAATGACGCGATATCCCTCGCAAGAAATACCTGCCCTATAGTGAGAAGCCATATGGCCGTTTCCAGAAGGAATCGGACTATACGCGCAGTTAACGGCTGCAACTTCTCATAGAATTTTGTCTGTCCCATCCATGGAAGGTAACACAAGCATGAAGTACAACTTCAACCGGATGCTGATGAAGGCTCAGACCTTCACAGCAGACAACTCGCCTACCATCCTGACCGCCATCGGCGTGACGGGTGCGATCACAAGCGCCTACCTGGCGTCCAAGGCGACGGTCCGGGCCGTCGACATCATCCAGCTCGAGAAGGAGCAGTACCGGATCGACGGGACCACTCGCTTCGGGAAGGTTCCGGCAGACCGCACGGAGATCCTGACCAAGAAGCAGAAGTTCCAGCTGCTGTGGAAGCTGTACATCCCGGCTGCAGGCGTGCTCACCCTCACCTGTGCGAGCATTGTCTGCGCCAACCGCATCGGCATGCGTCGCACGGCCACCGCCGCTGCTGCGGCAGCCCTGGCGGAGCGAGGGTGGGACGAGTACAAGGAGCAGGTCCGAGACCAGATCGGCAAGCAGAAGTCTCGCCAGGTCGAGGACGCGGTGGCGCAGAAGAAAGTCGATAACTTCGTCGCCTCCAACGGCCCCGTGGTGGTTCCGACGGAGGGCAAGGTCTGGTGCATGGACGGATATTCGGGTCGTCCGCTCATGACCACGATCAACACCATCGAGAGGGCGGTCAACGAGATCAACCGCCAGATTCAGACCGCCTTCGAGGGGTCGGCAACTGTGTCCGACTTCTACGACAAGATCGGTCTGGAGCACACGTCCCTGTCGGACGAGATGGGCTGGCACGCTGGCCAGGTCCTCAGCCTTCGCTGGACCACGGCCGCCAATCCGGATCAGACCGGTCCGGCGTTTCACGTGTTCGACTTCGACGACGACAAGGACAGCCGACCGGTACTCCGGCCCTGGAGTGTGACTCCGTCTTTTCGCTGAGGGGTGCAACGAACCGAACTGCACCCTGTGCGCCGGATGCGAGTACTGACTGGTCCGTATGGGTCATGTCGGTAATTGACCGACGTCGGAAGGGTTGCGAGGGCGCGCTTCGTTAGGCGCCCTCGCACGAATTTCTGAGCCTATATTAGGAATCCCAACAAAAGGAGAAACTCATGACCAACAAGGTTCACGACATCAGCGACCTCCCCGCCGACGCCCCTCGCAACGACGAGGCCGCGACCGACGCCACCATCGACGCCGCCCCCGGCAAGCTGAAGAACTTCTTGTCCAAGCACAAGCTGTTCCTCATCGGCCTGGGCGCCGGAGTCGCCACCGGTGCCGCGGCCGTCGGCCTCGCCAACGGAGCGTTCGAGGACGAGGACGAGATCGTCGAGACCCCCGAGTCCTGACTCACCCCACAGGAAACCCCTTAGCCAGGGGCCGCATACGCGGTCTCTGGTTTTGTCTCATTCATATTTAGGAGCAGCATGCGCAAGCTTTCTATCGTCGACCGACTCCGCGGGTGGCACTGGCGCAAGGGTGTCAAGATCCGCAACTACTGCGAGTGCCCCCTCTGATGCCAGCAGAAATCCGAGAGACCTCCTCGACCGGAGGTGAAAAGGGGGTGAAGCTTTCTCGGGCGGACCTCCTTCCCGTGGAGTCGATTCTGCGTCTTGCCGAGCATTTCGGTAAAGGTGCTAAGAAGTACGCCCTCAACCAGTGGCGTCAAGGCTACGAGTGGTCTAAGGGTATCAACGCTATATTTAGGCATTGGGCGGATTTCACCCAGGGCCTGGACTATGACGTGTGTTCCAACCGTCCGGATGAGTGCCTGCAAGACGATCCCAAACGGGGCCCCTGGGTTGGAGACCCTGACACGTGCTGGAACCACACAGGCAGTCACCACCTGGACTGTATCGCCTGGCATGCAGTAGTGCTTCGCGAGTTCACCGAAACCCACCCCGCGCACGACGACCGCTTCCACGTGCGGAAACAACCCAAGACACTGAAAGGCAACAAATGACTGTCAAGATTCTTCACGAGTACACCCCGACCCTCGAGGAGGCCCCTGTCAAGGAGTGGCTCGAGTTCTCTCTCAATCGAACCGAGCTCGCCGAGAACATGCATCTCAAGGAGGGCTTCGAGGAGATCCAGATGATCACCAAGGAGAAGCCGCGCGAGATGACCTCGGAGGAGGTGCGCAAGATGTTCCTCCTGATCAAGGAGCTTATGCGTCTCTCCTACGGCGTTCGAGGTGAGAAGGGCGGACGTACAGTCCACATCAAGACCGACGAGGTCTGGGAGAGTTTCGTTGAGGCAGGAGTCTACGACTCGTTCATCTGGTGGTTGTTTGAGGACACGAAGCGCGCAAACGACTTCATGGAAAACCTCATGCCCGCGTCGCTTCGCGAGGAGGCCGCGAAGGTCGCCGTAGAGCAGAACAAGCCGGTCGCTTCGATCGAGAACTACACTCCGCCGACGACACCGCAGCCCGAGAACGCCGGTGGACAGAAGCCGAAGCGTCAGCCTCCGTCCCAAGAGGAACTCCTGAAGATGTGGCAGGAGAAGGAAGCTGAGCGGGCTCAGGAGAGCTGACATGGACGAGAACAACGTCTACAACGCTTTCAACCTGTTCGGCCAGCAGAAGCACAAGCCCGTCATCAACCCGGACAAGGATCGGTCGCTTTCCGGGAAGAAGCGGGTGAAGGCTCGCCGCCGAGAGCACCGAGAGAGCAAGAAGATGCACAACGACGATTGATCTTGTGAGCCCGGGGGTATGGCAAGGGGCTTTGTTTCATGGGTTTCTGAGTCCCTATTCCGGATGCCTACCTTAAACGACCGCCGAGACGACCTGTAAAGGCTGCCCGTCCTCGCAAGATATTCTCATCATATAGTAGGAAACCCAACCAAAGGAGAAACCATGAACCCGAAGAAGCTCGCAAAGACTTTCGCAGTTAGCACCTCTGGCCTCGCGTTCTCATCCGCTCTCGACCACTTCTTCCCGCGGAAGACCGCGTCGAACCCGACTGTCACCCGACTGGTCGCCGTCGTCGTGGCCTTCGCCGCGTGGGAGTTCATCGAGCCGGCTCTGCAACGCAAGCTCGGAATGACCGCCAAGTCCTGATCGACTCGGTTCACCCTCCACGTCGTTCCCTATCCGACCGGGGTCCCTTCGGGGGCTCTGGTTTTCTCTACAAGCTAATGAGGAAAAATGGAACAGTTCCCTGGTAACAGCCACAACGAGAAGGCTCCGAAGGAGAAGCCAACAAAACCCGACCCCAAGCGGGCCAAGCAAGTCGTCAAGGGCAGGGTTGTCCGCCAGAAGCAGCCTCTCTCGAAGCGCTTGAAGGCGCACTTCATGCCTCAGACGGACATGACTCTCTCTGAGCACGTGATCTTCGAGGTCCTTCTGCCCGGGGCGACTGCCGCAGCATCGGAGGTCTTCCACCAGACCATCGACATCATCCTTCCCGTGAACAGCCGTCGTGGCGTTCCTCGTCGCGGGGGTGGACGGGGCTACACCGAGTATCGAGGATCTTCTTCACGTCGAGTTCCCTGGGACCGAGAGGATGAGCGAGACGCCGTCGTCAGCAGGCGTGCTCGTGCCACGCACGCTTTCGACCAGGTCATCATCGACAGCCGCGTGGAGGCCCAGGAGGTCCTGGACGAGATGTACAACCTCCTCGATCAGTATGACGCAGTCACCGTCGGTGACTTCTACGACTGTGTCAACGTGACCAAGGAGTTCACCGACGAGAACTACGGTTGGACGTCCCTGACTGGCACCCGCATCGTCAGTCGAGGCGGAGGCTATATTCTCGACCTCCCCGCAACCGAACGTCTTAACCGCCGCTGATCAAGCCGAACAGAAAACTGGAGAAAGAAACCCATGACAAACTATATTGACCGGATCGTATCCAACAGCGCGTGTGGTCGACACAGCGTTCAGGTTATGACGCCATGCTTCACGCTTCTCCGTGACGACGGAGAGCCATCGCGAGGCGTCTGCGATTTCCGAGCCAAGAAGTTCTTCATCGGCAAGATCAGCCCACAGTCCAAGAACCGCGCTCTCAGCGCTCCTCGGTTCAACAAGAACAAGAAGAAGTGAGGAAGACCATGAAGTTCATTCCAGAATCGTTCACGAGGCAGGTCGCCACGACCGTCTTCAAGACGAAGCACCACAGCCCGAAGATTCTCTTCGCGGCCGGCGTCGTCGGCATGGGTGCCACTGTCGTCACCGCCTGCAAGGCCACGCTTCGCGCCGAGGAGGTCATCAACAAGGCCGACGAGACCAAGGCCAAGATTGACCTGAACGTTGCGCACAACGAGAGCTACACCGAGGCAGACAAGAAGCATGACCTGTGGGTTGTGCGGCGTGATCTGGTCACCGACTTCGCAAAGCTCTACGCGCTTCCCGTCGGTCTCGGAGCGGTGACGCTGTTCTGCTTCACGCAGGCACACCGGATCCAGACCAAGCGTATCGCGGGTCTCTCTGCTGCACTCACTCTGACTGCGGAGGCGTTCGAGAAGTATCGCGAGCGTGTTCGAGAGGAGCTAGGCGCGGAGAAGGATCGCGAGTTCTACTACGGGGTCGAGGAGGAGACGATCCAGACCCCAACCGAGAACGGCATGAAGAAGACCAAGGTCAAGAAGGAAGCCGGTCTATCCGGGTACGCGCGATGGTTCGACCAAACCAACCCGAACTACAACGAGCATACGCCTTCTCTGAATGAGCACTTCCTCAACAGTCAGCGCATCTACGCCAACCGTCGTCTCCAGACGCGAGGATATTTGTTCCTCAACGAGGTCTACGAGCCCCTCGGCTTCGAGCCAACCGAAGCCGGCCAAATCGTCGGGTGGGTTCGCAAGAGTCGCGGTGGCATCGACGGCTACGTTGACTTCGGAATCGGCGACTGGCCGACGGCGGAGGACTTCGCTTACGGCCGGGAGCGAGCAGTACTGCTCGACTTCAACGTTGACGGCGAGGTCGCCAAGCTCATGACCGGAGGGAAGATCTGATGGCCGAGAAGCAAGACATCGCAGAGGAGGCTCTCGACATCGTCGAAGAGCAGATGGACGTGGTCGTCAAGTCCGCCGGCCTCCTGAAGCGAATCATCTGGAACCACAAGACCCACGTCGGCGTCGCCTTCTTGGCTGGCGCCGGCATCGGTTCTGCGGTCACCTACAAGGTCACGGTCGCGAAGATGCAGTATCGCTTCGACGACAAGCTGGCAGAGGAGGTGGCTAAGGTCAAGGAGCAGTACGACCGCCGTTACATGACCGGGGATTACGAGTCTCCCGAGAAGGCGGCCGAGAAGCTCTTGCGTGACGAAAACCAGCGTGCCAGGGAGGCCGTCGAGGCTCTGAACACCTACAAGGGTGGTGAGGGCGTCGTTGGAGAGGTTGAGAACGCCGAAGAGCTCGAGGAGTTGGTCCGCGAAGAAGTCCGTCAGGCCAAGCGGAACAACGTATTCGAGAACTCCTCGGAGGAGTTCGACTGGGATGAGGAGATGGAGCGGCGTGAGCAGATCGGCGACGCCGAGCCTTACGTCATCACCTTCGAAGAGCACATGGAGGATGAGGAGTTCGAGTCCAAGCGTCTCACCTACTACGAGGCGGACGACGTTCTGACTGACGAGGAGGACAAGGCCCTTACCGACGAACAGGAGGAAGCCCTCATCGGCGATAACCTGCGATTCGGATACGGTTCCAAGGATCCCAATATCGTCTACGTGCGCAATCCGCGAGTCCAGCTCAACATGGAAATCGTGCGCAGTCCGGACAGTTACGCCGTTGAAGTGCTCGGTCTCGACAAGGAGCCCGAAGATGAGCTACGACACTCCCAGCGCCGTCCCGGTGGCGGCCGCAAGTTCAGGCACTCGGACGAATGACCGAGCGGCTTGATGAGGAGTACGTCTCATGGCTCTACCATCAAGTCGCCAATCCGTATCTAAAGAACCCGAGAAAGACCTTTTGGTCGCTGTTCCGTCAGCTTTATAACATAAAGTTCGACTGGAACGTCCCGAATGATGAGAATCGGATAGAGGACGGCCGGCAACTACGATGTGAGTTCCTTGTTGAGGCGGATGTTCCTGGTGGTGATGGATGGGCAGCGGATCCTGACTGCTCGTTCCTAGAGATGTTGATCGGCCTTTCTCGCCGGCTCTCCGAAGAAGATGACGGAGGGCCGGCGGAGTGGTTTTGGCATCTGTTGAACAATATTGATCTCGCGGAGTGCAACGATGCTTCGCGTTACGACGAAAGGCTAGTCGATAAGATAGTTGAAACCGTCATCGAGCGGACATACGACTACGACGGTCACGGCGGCTTGTTCCCGTTGCACAAGCCGACCGAGGATCAACGAAATGTGGAGCTTTGGTACCAGATGAATGCATATCTTCTGGAACAGTTCTGAAAGGAGGGTAGATGGACTTCTTTAGGATCAAGACCAGCCAGGTCAAGATCGACAAGCAAGACGTGGTAGCAATTTCCCCCGACTTCATCGTCGGGCCGTCCGAGGATCTTATGGTCCGCGGGGGCCGGTTCTATGCGATCTGGAACGAAGAAAAGGGAATGTGGTCTACCTCCGAGCTCGACGTCGCCCGCATGGTCGACGCAGAACTGTGTGCTTTCCAGAAGAAGATGGACTACGCCCCAGGCGAGTCCGTCGTGAAGCTCATGAGTTCGTTCGACTCTCAGTCTTGGGTCAAGTTCATCAAGTACCTGGCTAGTCTTGGTAACAACTACACACCCCTGGACGAAAACATCACCTTTGCTGACGCCAAGATCAAGAAGGAGGACTACGTCAGCAAGACCCTCGCATATTCCCTGGAGCCGAACGACTGTCCGGCGTGGAAGGAACTCACAAGTGTTCTGTACGCGCCGGATGAGCTCGCCAAGATCGAGTTCTTCATCGGCTCGGTCGTCGCCGGCGACTCTAAGCGCCTTCAGAAGTTCGGCGTGTTCTACGGCGACCAGGGAACGGGCAAGGGGACGGTTCTCAAGATTATCCACAAGCTGTTCTATGAGTACACCACGGTCTTCGAGGCCAAGGCTCTGGGGCAGCACAACAACGCGTTTGCAACGGCCGCGTTCGAGAACAATCCCCTGGTCGCCATTCAGTATGACGGCGATCTGTCCCGAATCGAGGACAACACCAAGCTGAACTCGATCATCAGCCATGAGGATATTCTGGTTAACCAGAAGTACAAGGCATCCTACATGTCGCGCATCAACGCGCTGCTGCTGATGGGCACGAACAGCCCGGTCAAGATCTCAGACTCTCGCTCAGGTATCATTCGACGCCTGATCGATATTCACCCGTCCGGGAATCTGGTGCCGGCTACTAAATACCAGACGTTGATGAACAAGATCAACTTCGAGTTGGGCGCAATCGCGAACCAC